GAAGCCGACATATTGTTTGCATAAATCGGAGCAACTACATCTGTCCAAAGGTTTGTGTTTCCGTTAAAGTTTTTAACTTTAAGATTTGCACCTAAGTTACTTTGTGTAGTTTTAAACCAAATAGATCCAGTTGGTCTTGGATTTGTATCTGTTGCTTTAAATTCAGGAACATTAGTGTGAGGTGCTATTGCTAATTTAGGCAAGTAATAAGTACCTGCTGTAATTCCTACCTCTGCTAATAATCCGTTACCTTCAGCAATCACAATGTTGTTTGTTGTTGAGAAAATTGCTAATCTACCATTAACTGCTTTTGCACTTACACCGGCAATACCAGCACCGTTGATGTCACTTACGACATCTGATAATGCAGTACCACTTGCTGTAATTGTAGTTGAGTTAATCACCATTGTTGCTGAGCCTGTTATAGTTGGATTGCTTGTAGATCCAGTCACAGCAGGATGGCTACCTACCCATGCACTAGTTCCAACTTTTACCCACGCACCATCGGAGTTTTTGTAGTATAATTTATTAACAGTAGTTGTAGTTACAAGAGCATAATCACCAATTGCTCCAACAGATGTTTTAGGATCACCTGTTACTACATTTCCTACTTGTTCATTTTTATCTGTAATTACATATGGAATTTTATTTGTAAAAGATTGTCCACCTGTTGTTGTAGCAGATGCACCATTCCATTCAAATATACCATATCTTGAATTGCTAGTGTCAAACCAGTAAGTACCTGCCGCAGGATTTGCCGCTGGTGCTGTTGCACTCGCTTGTAATTCAGCAGTGTTTACATCTGCTCTAGTAATGAATGCTCTGTTGGCTACACCTAAATAAGAATATGCCGCTTGTAATCCATATTCATTAAGTTCTCCACCATGAATTGGATTGTTGTTTGAATCTGTATAAAAAGTTGGATCACCGAAAGTCTCTGTCAACTCTCTTTGTGAAGTTATTAAGTATGGTGTTCCCGCTTTTGCTTTTGTTGTGCCTGATGCTGTTGCTGTACCACTGCCGTTTTGTTTGTCCTGTGCAGTGATAACAAAAATCATCGGCGTAGTGCCTGGTTCAGCCGGGGTATAGAACGATTCGTCTATAACACTGACCTGTACACCTGGTGATACTAAATTTGCCATTTTTTGTTCTCCTATTGGATCTTTCGTTATTAGTATTTATACGAATGTTCCAAAATCTAGTGTAAATATCGCCTGAAAAAGGGGGCAAAAAGGTATGGTAAATACTATTATGAGCAGACCCTTATGTAATTATTGTAAACAAAGACCGGCGGCTATAAACTATAAGAAAGGTAACAAGACTTATTATAGAAAGCAGTGTGAAACCTGTATGCATAATGGAAAAGGTCATGGCATACCTAATTGGTATAAGGCCGGATATAGACAAAAGGATAGTTGTGACAAGTGTGGATTCAAAGGGGAACAAGTTCAATTTAATGTGTACCATATAAATGGCAACCTAAATGACTGTCATTTTAGTAATTTAAAAACTGTGTGTGCTAATTGTCAAAGAACTATGCAACGTGTGGGGTCACGTTGGAAACAAGGCGACCTTGTACCTGATTTTTAAGATCTTCTAGTGTACCATTATTATCAATAACAACATCAAAGTGTGTGTTTGCCCATGCCCATTCACTAGGATGAACGTCTTTAGGTTCTACACCAATATCTTGATATACTCTAAACCACATAGGATCTAATCCACGTTTTACACGCCATACCTGACCACCTGTTTCAAGTATCATCTTTGCTTCATTTGGAAACCTTACATCTGTAATTACGAAGTTTTTATTCTTGTTTTGTAGTAAATGTTGTTTAGTTAAACTTACCCATATACCATCATAGAAACCATTACGCATACATTCAGTACCAAATTCCTGTAAAACTAGTCTTGGGGTTATTTCGCGTCCTGTTTCAGCACTCCAAAATTCATCCTTTTGTTCACGCCAAACACGTGATTCATCAGTTTTGCCATCTAGTAGTTCTCTGTTCCAATTGAACATCACTGCTACTGCATCTTTCAATCTATCTGCAAAAGATGTTTTAACAAAATTATGGTTATCAATTAATGTTTGTGCTACTGTGTCTTTTCCGGATCCAATTAATCCGCAAATGCCTATTATCATACGAATATTTCCTAATGTTGTCTTATTAGTATATACTATGATTTAGTGGATGTCAAGAACTTTTTAACCGATTGTGAAACCGTAACCCATTCCACCTGCAACTTGTAGTTTTAGATCTTCTTCTAGTTTATCTAGTTCTGCCTGTGCCTCTTGCTTAAGAGCGTCACCATTTAAAGTTGAACCACCTTGTGGACCTGCAATAGTGGCAAATTTACTTCTTGCTTCGCCTAGCATATACTTACATTTTGCTAAAGTATAATCTTTGATCCATTGTTTTGCAAGATAGTCATTCATAAGTTCACTATCTGGTCTGTAATTGTAACAATATAACAGAAGTGTTTCTTCTGCTCTAGGTCTTTGTAATAGTGTAAGTTTCTTTGTCGTTGTATTCCATTTAAATTCTATAAATGAACCAAACATTCTACCTACAAGTTCTTGGTAACTAGCAAACATATTGTAAGTTGCTAATCCACCCATGTTAGAACTTGCTAAAAGGTATGTATTTGTGTAAGCCAAGTTAAATGGTTCAAATAATGTACCACCATCTCCACCACCAGTTCTTGAACCAATTGAACGTCTAAATATTTTTCTTACTTCAACTATTTCATTTGCTAGTGTGTAATCGTTTTGATCTATCACTGCATCCAGGAAAATATAACTTTCTTCCACAGAATTATCAGAACGTTGACGGAATTTGTCAAATGCTGTGCGTAGTGATATTTCATAGTGTTGTGGGTCTAATTCCACATCGATCATACCGCCGCCTAGCATTGCGGACACATAATCAAATATCTCTTGTTTTTGGGTTACAATATCTGTCATCTTATATGTATTTATGCGAACGATAAATACAATTACTATGCCGAGACTGAGTTTATACAAACCTGAAAAGGGTAAAGATTACGAATTTCTAGATAAAACCATACAGGAGATGTTCACTGTGGGTGGTACAGACGTATTTGTACACAAATATCTAGGACCTAGAAATCCAGACGAAACAGAAGCCACAGCAGATCAACCTAGATACAATGCTGTCAAAGAAACAAATATCCAGGATATGCTATTCATGGAAAACCGTGATAGAAAATATGATCCTGATGTATATGTTATGCGTGGTATCTACAATGTACAAGATGTAGACTTTGACATGAGTCAATTTGGATTGTTTTTACAGAATGATACATTGTTCATGACACTACCTATCAATTATAGTGTGAAAACTTTAGGTAGAAAAATTATGTCAGGTGATGTTTTAGAATTACCTCATCTTAAAGACGAACACGCATTGAATGATTATAGTGTTGCACTCAAAAGGTTTTATGTTGTTGAAGATGTAAATCGTGCAAGTGAAGGATTTTCACAAACTTGGTATCCGCATCTATATAGAATCAAAATGAAACAGATTGTTGATTCACAAGAATTCAAAGAAATACTTGACTTACCAACTGAAGAAGGTTCATCACAGACTTTAAGAGATGTATTATCAACTTATGAAAGAGAAATGCAAGTCAATGATGCAGTTGTTGGACAAGCAGAAGCAGATGCACCTAAATCAGGTTATGATACATCACACTTATACACGTTACAGGTTGATGCAAATAACAATCCTGAACTAGTAACAACAGATGAAGCAACTATTGATGCCAGTGTTGCAAGTGGTAACCTAGATGCAAGTAGAGTAAATCAAACTCCTGAACGTAGTGGATATCAAGGTTACTTAATAGGTGACGGACTAGCACCAAATGGTGAGGTATTTGGTCATGGTATAAGTTTCCCAACTGCAAGTATTGAGGGAGATTACTTTTTAAGGACAGATTTTATGCCAAATAGATTATTTAGATTTGACAGTAGACGTTGGGTAAAAGTTGAAGATGCAGTAAGACACAACTTAACTAATAGTCCTACAAAAAATACACAAAAAGGTTCGTTTATTAATAACACAAAAACCACAAACATTGGTGGTGATACTGTTATTGAAAGACAAGCAATTTCAAAAGCACTAAAACCTAAGGCGGATAACTAATGCAACATTTCTATGATGGTCAGATAAGAAGATATGTTACTCAAATGATTAGGTTGTTGAGCAATTTTACCTATAAAGATGGTAAAGGTGCTTTAGTAAAAGTTCCTGTCATGTACGGAGATATAACAAGACAGGTTGGCCACATAATGAGAGATAATTCAGAAAATAAAATTCCATCCGCTCCACGTATAAGTGTTTACATATCAGGATTACAATTAGACAGAGATAGAGTAAGTGATAGTACATTTGTAAGTAAAGTTCATTTAAGAGAACGCACATATGATAGTGCAGGAAAAGAATATTTAAATACGCAAGGTAAAAACGTGACCGTTGAACGTTTAATGCCAACACCATATACATTAGAAATGACAGCAGATATTTGGTCTACAAATACTGATCAAAAATTACAAATTATGGAACAAATTTTAATGATGTTTAATCCTAGTCTAGAAATACAAACTACTGACAACTATGTAGACTGGACAAGTTTAAGTGTTGTTGAACTAGAAAACGTAAACTTTAGTTCAAGAAGTATTCCTGTTGGAACAGAAAGCGAAATAGATGTAAGTCAATTAGGATTAAAAACACCAATATACATTTCACCTCCTACTAAAGTTAAAAAACTAGGAGTGATAACAAATATAGTAATGAGTATTTTTGATGAAAGTCGAGGTACAATAGACTTAGGTGAAAGTATGCCAGAACTTAAATCATACAGCGATGGTGGTGCTGAAAGTCCTACTACTGACCTTGAAGAAAGCAGTAAAGTAAAACGTAAAGATACTGCAAGTGTAAGGGTAACAACTTATAACAATTTAGATATACTAGTGATGGGCAATGTTGCTAAATTAATTCACAAAGGCAAAATAGGTGGCGTTACTTGGAACCAATATGTTGAAGCAATGCCTGGTAAATTTAGATCAGGTTTAAGTCAGTTGCAATTATCAAGAACTGGAAGAACTACAAGTATTAATGGTAGTGTTGCTATTGACAGTACAGATGATAGAAATTTAATTATAAATTGGGACACAGATACTTTCCCAACAGATAAGGTTATTGCAGGGTCAACAGGAAACAGAAGTAAAATTGATTATATAATAGATCCTACTACTTTTAATCCAACAGTGCAAAAAACAGCAGGTACAAGATTCTTATTGTTAGGAGACGTAGGAAGTACAAGTAATACAGACGGTCCTGATGCTTGGAAGAATGCAGATAACACTGACTTTGTTGCTAGTAATAATGACATAGTTGAATGGGACGGATCTAAATGGTCAATACTGTTTGATGCAAGTGCTAATAATGAGATAATTTACCAAACTAATCTAAATACAGGCATCCAATATAAATGGACTGGCGAAGAATGGGTGCTATCTTTCGAAGGCGAATACCGAAACGGCACTTGGCACCTACTATTTTAAATAATTAATAGTATGAGTCAAGATATTATTTGTAGCGGAGCCTTATTCTATTCATTAAAAACCAAAAGATTTTTATTTTTACATAGAGTACAGAGCAAACAAAACAACGTATGGGGTTTAGTAGGTGGTACTAACAATACCAAAGAAACTCCATGGGAAAGCCTACAAAGAGAAATAAAAGAAGAAATTGGCAACTTACCAAAAATTACCAAAACAATTCCTTTAGAAACTTTTGTAAGCACAGATGAAAAATTTAAATTTCACACATATCTTGTTGTAGTCAACGAAGAGTTTATTCCTGTATTAAATGAAGAACATGATGGTTATGCATGGGCAAGTTTTAATAAATGGCCAAAGCCATTACACATGGGATTAAAAAACACTTTACAAAACAAAACAAATCAAACTAAATTAGAAACTGTATTTGATTTAATTCAACTATTGGAGAAGTAATGGCCATTTTAGTCTACGGTGACGTAATGCTTGACGAATGGAGAATAGGATCAGTGGACCGTATAAGTCCAGAGGCACCTGTTCCGGTTTTATTAGAAAATGATTATAGATGTAATGTTGGCGGTGCAGGAAATTTAGCC